GGTGAACAGGTGCCGCAGGAACATCCGCAAATTCAAGGGGCTTATCGAGAAGCTGAGGGAGGGAAGTGATGCTCACTAAGCGGCGGAGGATCAATGTGGCGGTCGCGGTCAACATCTTCGGGTGGACAGTCAACAAAGAACACTCTCCGTACAGATGGAACGTCCCCCTTGAGTCTGAGCTTTACCGAAGTTGGGACGGGTCGATGGCTGATGAGGCGTACCCATTCTGCGGCTCCTGGTCCGGCATGGGGCTCGTCGTGGAGGAGATGCGGAAGGATGGAAAGTACCTCTTCGACATCGACGAACACCTAGACGAAGAAGGAAACCCAGACGGCGACCTCATCGCGTCATTCACGCTCGATGACGGCAAGTACGAGAGTGCGTACGGAGTCAGCGAAGACGCACCCGTCGCCGTCGCCCTCGCCGCCCTACGCGCCCTCGGCGTAGCCGTCGAGGATGTGGTGGGGGAGGTGAAGGCATGAGCGCATTCGCAGACTCGGACTCGGAACAACTTTCCGCGTGCCGTGCAGAACTAGCCAAGACGCGGCAGCACAACATCGACGCTCGCAACCTCGCGTCTGGATTCATGACCCAACTCGAACAGGCCCGCATTGAACTCGCCGACCTCCGCGCCCAGCTCGCGGAGGCGAAACTCCGCATGTCCGTGTGCAGCGGCCCATGTCACGGACCGGGCGGTGACGAATACTTGAAGAGGCACGCTACCACCGAGTCCGACTGCCGCACCCTCGCGGGGGAGTGTGCGGCGTGGAGGGGAATCTACGAAGATCCCAGCAGGGCCATTCCCGTGTTAAACGCCCGTGCCGCCACCGACGCATCCGGGGCGCTGGCGAGATGGAAGGAGTCGAAGGCAGCCGATGCCACCACGACGCCGCGTCTCTAAACTCTCATCGGCCGGGCTCGCGTTCGTGCGCGGGTTCGGGCGCGGCGACTCGCGCCGTGAGGCCGTCGCCGTCGCGGTCCTGCTCGACGCCTCTGCCGCGGTGCGGAGCAACCGGGAACTCGCGGACCTCGCGGGCGTGAGCACTTCGACGGTCCGGCGCTGGCGCTCGACGCTCTCCGACGCACTCGCCCGCGCGAGGACGTGCGACGGGCTCACAAGACGGGAATTCGTTGGCGACTAACACGGCCAAACTACTCGGACTCTCGGAGATCGCGGACGCCCTGGGCATCACGCAGAGCCACGCTAACGACTTGGCGAAGAACGAGGGAATGCCGCACACGATGGGCGCCGGCGCGAGGGGACGGACCACGCGGCTCTTCGACCTCGAAGAGTGCCGCCGCTGGATGGAGACGCACCGGAGCAACGCGGCGACCCCGCAGCGGAGGACGAAGGACGACATCGAGGCCGAGCAGCGCGACGTGCGGGGTCTGATCGATCGTGCGGACGCGGAGGAGATTCGGGGCCGGGTGCAGAACGGGCTTCTGACCAAGGCCGGTATCGACCTGCTCAAGGGCGGGCTGGAGGCGGAGTCGAAGGCGATCGACCTTGCGAAGCAGCGGGGGGATTTGGTGGCGGTGTGTGACGTGCGGGAGAAGTTGCGGGAGGCGCTGTCGGCGGTGGGCGCGAAGATAGACTCGCTGCCGGCGCGGCTGGCTCACGCGGTGGTGTCGGCGCTGGGTGTGCCGCCGGAGCGTGAGGCGCTGGCGCGGCAGGTGATGGAGCGCGAGATCGGCGGACTGCTTGCGGAACTTGAAAAGATGGAGGTGTGACGATGCAGACTGTCATGCACGACATCGGGCGCGACGTGTTCGAGCTGAACGAGGCGGCCCTGATTGGCGCGTTCCTGTCTCGTCTGGAGGGGACGACGATCGAAGAGCGACTATGCGAGCGGACATGGGGCCCGAAGATTGAGCCAGCCCCAGAGCCAGAAACCGAGGGGACATGGGAAGAGTCGATGGAAGAACTTGCGCGGTTCATGGAAGAGGAAGCGACCCACTCATGAAAGAGGCCCCTTGCTCTCGCGATTCTCGCCGCCGGGAACGACGCGAACGCTGAATGCCCCCCGCCACCCTCCAATCCGCCGCCGACATCTTCCGCGACTGCTTCCGCACCGCCTTCCATCGCGAGCCGCGCCTCGCCGTCTCCGAGTGGGCCGACCGCAACCGCATCATCACGCTCGGCGACGCCCGCGGGCCCTGGAGCGGGTCGCGCGTCCCCTACCTCCGCGAGCCGATGGACCGCTTCGGCGATCCACTGGTCCGGCAGATCACGCTCATGGCCGCGGCACAGACGGCGAAGACCGAGGCGCTGATCAACATGCTCTTCGCCGCCATCGACCAGCGGCCCGGGCTGTGCATGTACGTCTACCCGAACGAGAAGGTCGCGCAGAAGCAGAACCGCCTCCGCGTCATGCCCGCCGCCGAGGCCTGCCCGGCGATCGCGCGGCGGTTCCTCGGCGCGGCGCTCGAACGGCGCACCGGGCGCGGCGGGACCATGCGGGCAAAGACCGGCCTGCTTCTCACCTTCGACCGCATGAGCGTCTCGTTCGTCGGCTCGAACTCCCCCGCCAACCTCGAAGGCCTCCCCTGCCTCTACGTCATCGTCGATGAGCTCGACCGCTGCCACCCGGAAACGCTCGGGCTCGTGCGCGAGCGCGTGAAGGCATACCCCCACTCTTCCGTCGTCGTGCTGGCGGGGACGCCCGGAATCGAAGGCGAGGGCATCGCCGCCGAGTACCTCCAGGGCGACAAGCGCCGGTTTCTGGTCCCCTGCCCCCACTGCCGCCAGTTCCACCGCCGGCTCTTCTCGCGCGTCCGCTGGCCCCGCCCGGAGGGACACAAGCCGCACGAGGCCGACCAGCTCCAGGCCGAGCGGCTGGCCTACTACGTCTGCCCGTCCTGCTCGGAGGCCATCCACCCCGAGCACCTCCGACCGCAGCTCGAGCGGGGCGTCTGGTGTCCCGAGGGGTGCACGGTGTCCGAGGACGGCGCGCTGGTCGGCACCCCGCCCGAGACGGACCACGCCAGCTACCACATCCCCGGCCTGCTCTCGGGGCTCCAGACCAACCCCTGCGGGTACGCGGCCAGGCGGTACATCCAGCTCCGGGGGGTGCCCGACCAGAACTTCATCACGCGCGTCCTGGGCGACCCGTACCAGCTCAAGGGCGACGGGATGGCGCCGATGAGCCTCCGGAAGCTGATCCCCGCCGCCGGCGAGCCCGGCTCGTTCGGGCTGCTCAAGCCGCTGGCGACCGGCGGCGATTGGGTCATGGCGCCGGCGGAGGTGCTGGCGGTGACGATGGAGGCGGACATCCAGCCGAGAGTCGCCTACGCCGCCCTGCGGGGCTGGGGCGTCTACGGCCGGGAGTCCTGGCTCCTGTGGCACGGCAAGGTCGACCTGCTCGCCGAGGGCTGGCTCAAGCCCCTGGACGGGCTGCTGGCGCGGCGGATCCGGACGGCCGACGGGCGAGTCCTTGGGGTCCGGGGCGCGGCGATCGACTCGGGCCACCGTGCCCACGACGTCTACGACTACTGCCGCCCGCACCTGATGGCGGGCCGGTACGTCTACCCCGTCAAGGGCGCGAGCCGGCCGTTTGCCGAGGAGCGTGGGACGCCGATCCGCTGGTCGATGCTCGAGGCCGGGCGGACCTTCGCCCAGCAGGAGGCCGAGCTGAAGGCGGTGAACCCCCGGGCGCTCGTGCCGCGCCTGCTGCTGGTCGATACCGCCTATTTCAAGGGGGCGATCTTCGGGGCGCTCGGCGGGCGGCCGGACATTGACGACGACGATGACGCGACGCCGGGTCAGCCCCGCTGGCACCTGCCGCACGACGTCTCGGACGCCTACCTGGACCAGATCACGGCCGAGCGGATGGTCCGGGTTCGAACGATCACGCGCCGGCACGGGGTGCGGATGGAGCTCGTGTGGCAGTGCCGCCCGGGCAGGGAGGACAACCACTGGGGCGACGCCGGCGTCTACGGCGCGGCTCTCGGGGAGGCCTTGAACGTGCGGGCGCTCATGCCGCGGGCGACGCCGGGCCCGGCTCCTGCAGCCCCCGCCCCGCGGGAGCTTCCGGAGACCCGGGAAAAACCACAGTCAGACTATTTGCTGCGCGCCCGCCAATTTGCTGAAAGGCACAGGAAATCAGGCCCCAGCGAGTTCGATTGAACGTCGCGCCGCGTCATTTTCTGCACACCCCTCACCAAGAGATAGAGGGCAACATGGCGAAACGACGCAACGCGGACGAACAGGCACCCCCCGAAACCTCCCCGCTGGGAGACGACGAGCACGCCCCGCCGCCGGCGCCGCCGGCGCCGTCCCCGCCGGTAGTCGAAGAAGTCGACCAGCCCGTCGTCGACGATCGCGTCGCCGCCGCGCTGGCTGGTCTCGACAAGATCGACGCGGATATTCGGGCGCTCGGCAACCCCCGCGCGGCCATCGACACCGCGGCCGCGACCTACTCCCGGCTCATGGCCGAGAAGCCGGGCAAGATCAAGACGATCGAGCTGGAGTGCAGCAACGCCCTGGAGGCCGTGCGCGCGGCCGAGCGATCCGCCGCGGCGGCGCTGGTCACCAAGACCACGCTCGAGGCCAAGCGGGCAAAGGCAGTCGAAGAAGTCCGCAAGGCGGAAGCGGCTGCCGTGCACGAGCGCGAGGTCATGGGTCGGATCGCGGCGGCGACGGCGGCCTAAGCGATGGCGTACACGTACCACGACTGGCAGCAGCAGACCACGTCGGCCGCGAGGCTGTCGCGCCTGCGGCTGCATCTCGCCGAAGTCTCGCAGCTCATCGCCGCGAGCGTGAGCTCCAACGGCTCCTCCCGGTCGACCGACACGCTCGAGCGGTACTGGGAGAAGCTGACCGAAGAGGAAAAGTCCCTCGTGGACCAGGTCGGCGTCGACGGCGCAGGCGCCGCGGTCGTCGGCGTCTTCCGTCTCGGCCGCGTTTCTGAGTGATCCCCAACATGCCCCCCGCCTCACCAACCCTCGCCGCCTCGCGGGCGCGGATGCTCGCTGCGCAGGCCGACGCCGTGCAGTCGGTGGCGTTGATGCTCAAGAATTTCTCGGACTCCTACGAGTCCGGACGGCGTACGCGGCTCAACTCGCGCCCGATTCCTCAGGGCGGGTCGGGCGACGCGCACCTCGATTGGAACACCCGGCGCAAGCAGCGGGCCGCGTGCCAGCAGCTCGTGCGCGTCAGCCCGATCGGGCGTGCGATCGTCCAGCGCCTGTCCGACATGGTGATCGGCGACGGGTTCACCTGTCAGGCGCTCACTCGGGACACCGAGTGGAACGCCCAGGCCGAGCGGCTCTGGTCCGAGTGGGCGGTCAACGGCGCGGACGTGCGCGGCATGCGCTCGCTCTGGCAGATCGTGCACAGCGTGATGCTGGCGATGCTGACCGACGGCGACATGCTGGTCGTCAAGGTCGCGCCGCAATCGACGGACGGCCCGCCCTGCATCCAGCTCATCGAGAGTGAGCTGATCGGCAGCTACCAGACGTCGGCCCGCGGCGGCTCGGCCCCCAAGGCCAAGGGCACCAACGAGATTTTCGACGGCGTCGAGTGCGACAGCTTCGGCCGCCCCGTCCGGTTCCACGTCACGACCTTCGGGGCGTCCGGCGTCCCCAACGGCAAGGCCGACCCGATCAAGGCCGAGGACGCGATCTACCTCGTCAACCCCCGCGGCCAGATCGTGAACAACACGCGCGGCGAGCCCGGCCTGCAGGCGACCATCGGAGCGGTCGAGCGGCTGGACGAGTACGTCGAATCGGTCGCCATCTCCGCCCGCATCGCGACGCTCCTGTCGCTCATCATCAAGACGGCCAACCCGGCGCAGGTGCAGTCGGCGCTGCAGGAGCAGGCCGAGAACGTGACGGGCGTGAACCCGAATTCAACCGACCCGAACGAGGCCTTCCTCGCCCCCGGGTCGTTCTTCGCTCTCAAGCCCGGCGAGTCGATCGAGCAGATCAAGCCCGAGCAGCCGGGGACCAATCACGTCGATTTCGTGATGCTGCAGATCCAGCTCATCGCGGCCGAGCTCGGCCTGCCGGTGATCCTCGCCCAACTCGACTTCTCGCGGGTCAACTTCCACAGCGCCAAGTCGGCGTTGAACGTTGCCCGCCGTGGGTTCGAGGTGTGGCAGCGGTTCCTCGCAGACCGGCTCCTGGTCCCGCTCTACCGCTGGCGGATCCAGTTGGCGATCGAGCGCAAGGAGCTGCCCGCGAACGACGATTGGGACCGGGTCGAGATGGTCGCGCCGCCGATGCCCGTCATCGACTTCGACAAGGAAGCCCGCGGGTACGACTTCGCGGTGCAGGCGAACCTGATGACGCGGAAGCACGCGATCGGGCAGCTCACCGGCCAGGACCGCGACGCCGTGAACGCCGAGCGGGCGTTTGAGAAGGCGGAAGACAAGCGGCTGGGCATCGAGCCCCCGACCATGCCCGGCAGTGTCACCCCGAACCAGAGCGACGCGCCGCCCGACCCGAACACGCAGGGCGAGTAACCAATGACCCACGCTTTCAACGGTCCGACCCGCAACAGCATGTTCGGGCAGATGTACGCCGCGCCCGTGGCGCTCCCGCTCGTCGTGCAGTCCGGCGTTGCCATCCTCCGCATCGACGGCGCGATGATGATGGGCGGCTGGGGCTACTGCGACCCCGAGCAGGTGTGCGCCGCGATCGACCGCGCGTCGGACGACCAGGCAATCCACACGCTGCTTCTCGACATGCACTGCCCGGGCGGCACCGCCTTCGGCACGTCGGACCTGGAGGCCGCGGCCAAGCGGTACAACGCGACGGGCAAGCGGATGTGCGCCATCGCGCACGACTGCTGCTGCTCCTCCGCCTACTGGCTTGCGTCGTTCGCCGACGAGATCGTCGCCACCCACTCGGCGATGGTCGGCTCGATTGGCACGATCCACACGCTTTACGACGACTCCCAGCGGTTCGCCACCGAGGGCGTCCGCCCGGTCGTGATCGAGATGCCCGGCACGATGAAGCGCATCGGCGTCCCCGGCGTTCCCATCACCGCCGAGCACGAGGCCCGGCTCAAGCAATCTCTCGCGATCCATCAGGCCAATTTCCGCGACGCCGTCGCGGCCAACCGGGGGATCTCGCCCGAGTCCATCGACGCTCTTGGTGGGGCGTCGATGCTCGCGGCGGAAGCCCTCGGCGTCGGACTCATCGACCGCATCGTCGGCTACCGCGATTACGTCGCGGAGCTCATGTCACAGGCGACCAAGGCGCCGGCGGATTCGTCGGCCGAGAACGCCGCCGTCATCCCGCCCACGGAGAACATCATGCCCGCAGAAACGAAGACGCCCGCCACGCCCGCCGGTCCGCTCAACATGAGCGAGGACGAGATGCGGCAGAAGTTTCCCGACGTCGTCGCCGCGATCGAGGCGAAGGCCAAGGCCGGCGCGAAGAGCGCGATGGAGCCCGACCCCGAAGCCGATCCCGAGGCCGAGAAGCCCGAGGACAAGGCCCCCGACGCGCCCGCGAACGCCGCACGCCCGGCGACCATGAACGAGCTCAAGCTCATCGCTCCGAATGACGCCGCCTTCGTGCTCGACTGCCTCGAAGTGGGCGCGACGCTCCCCGTCGCCCGCAAGATGTTTGAGCGGATCTCCGCCGGCAACAAGGCGCAGACCCCCGAGAACCGCCCCGGCCGCGGCGTCGCGACCCCGATCCAGACCCGCCCGTCCGCCAAGGTCGAGGGCGTCGGCTCCTGGGAAGACGCGGTTCGGCACGTCATGCAGCGCGACAAGTGCAAGCGTCACCAGGCGATCGGCACGGCCGCCCGCGAGTTCCGCGACATCCACGAGGCGTACGTCGCCGACCTCCGCGCCAACCCGGTGAAGCTCGCCGACGGCGACGGCGGCGGCTCTCAGCGTGCGACCCCGTCCGACCTGCGTAGCGCGATGGCGTAGGCGTCCGGCTCTCTGATCCAAGCAACCACACCCACCCCCCTCCCTTTCGGAGAAGCATCTCATGTTTGACAGCAGCATCATCACTCTGACCGCGGGCGAGGCGCTTGCCGCCAATCGCCGGGTCCGGCTCTCCTCGGGGACGGCGGTGTACGCCGACGCCGGGGAGCGCTGCATCGGTGTCACCCAGGCCGGCGCCGCCAACGGAGATCCCGTGGCGGTCAAGCTCTGGGCCCAGTCGGGCACGGTCGAGGTCGAGGCCACGGGCGCGATCACCGCCGGGACCGCGATCTACGGCACGGCCGACGGCAAGATCGACGACGCGGTCGCGGGCGGCCCGCAGATCGGCGTGGCGAAGACCGCCGCGTCCGGCGCCGGCGGGCTGGTCGAGGTCGTGCCCTACGCGGGCGGCCAGAACGACCTCGTCTTCGTCCCTCTCCCCCACCAGGTTCCGGGAGCCGCTCTCACCCGGATCGTCGCCGACCGCGCCCTCTTCCTGCTCAGCGCCAACAAGCGCATCGACGTCATCGGCTCGGACGCCGGCGCCGTCACCTCGAAGCTCTGGAAGGCACCGTCGGGCACCGCGCCCGCGTCGGGCACTGACCAGCACGCCTCCGGATCGTTCAACCTCAAGGGCACGGCTAACACCAACCAGGCCGCGACGCTCTCGGCCACGCCTGCCGATCGCACGTACGCCGCTGGAGACTCGCTGGTCGAGGTCTTCACCGGCACGACCACGGCTGCCATCGGCGGCGGAACCGCCGTCTTCGCCGTCCTGTAGTCCGCTCACCCGAACCAGCAACCCCGCCCGAAGCGCCGGCGCCCCGGCGTGCCGGACACTCCACGGAGATTTGACCAATGCCCCCAGTCCTTCGCTCGTCCAACGTCACCCTCCGCCCCGACCTGGGCGACGCGATCGTCGAGGCCGCCATCGACGAATTCGGCCTGGTCGGGCACCTCGTCCTTCCCTTTCACCCGGTGCCCACGCGCGCCAACGCCTTCAAGGTGCTGACGCGCGAGGCCCGGATGCAGCAGCCCGATCCGGCGTACGCCGGCCACGGTGCGTCCGCCCGCGTCCGCTCCGAGGCCGACGAAGACTCGTTCTCGTGCAAGTACTTCTCGCTCGAGAACGAGCTCGGCGACGGCGACCGGCTCGACTTCACCGGCAGCTACGACATCGAGGCGGAGGCGGCGGACCTTCCGACTCGCATCAACTGGCTCCGCTTCGAGCGGCGCGTCTCGGCCAAGATCTTCAACACGACCACCTTCCCCCTCTCTGGCACCACCGGCCTCGACACCTCCGTCACCTGGGCGACCGCCGCGAGCGCGACCCCGATCGACGACGTCCAGACCGGCGTCCTCAACCTGCTCGCGAAGAATGGCGTGAAGCCGGATCTTCTCATCATCCCCTACGCCAACTACCAGAACGTCTGCAAGACGGCGCAGGTGGCCGACCGCCTGAAGTACGACGGCAGCTTCAAGGATGCCGAGGTCGAGCCGACCGCGCTGGCTCGCATCCTGGGCGTCAAGAAGATCATCATCCCCGGCGCGTACTACAACGCCAACGAGCTCGGCGTCGCCGCGAGCATGACCTCGTGCTGGTCGACCAGCTACGCCATGCTCTGCTACTCCACGCCGGCGAACGCCCGCGGCTTCGCGAACGGCCCGATGCGCTCGCGTCCCCAGATCGGCCGCACGTTCCTGTTCGAAGCCTTCGGCGACCCCTACGCGGTGTACGAGTACCGCGAGGACAACAACAGCCAGGACGTGTACCGGAACCGTTGGTGCACCGACGAGAAGGTGTTCGGCGGCTCCGATTTCGGCTTCCTGCTCAAGGTCGACTAAGCCCTATCGCGGCTTGACGGCCGCGTGATGCACTCACAACCGGGGGGCGAAGGCCCCCCGATTTCGTTTCCCACCGAGGAGGCCTTTTCATGGCTCTTGGAAGTCCGATCACCGCCGCGCCGGAGTTCGGCGGCAAGGGATTCGTCGCGCTGGGAGCCAGCGCCTCTCCGTGGACGACCTGCATCGACGCCGGGGGGATCGCGACCCAGGACAACTCGGGCACGATCACGAACCCGACGACGCACTGCACGGCCGCGACGTCGCACATCTTCCGCCGGCTGGACAACGGGCCCGCGACTCTTATCGCGCGGCTCGGCTACGACGACGCCCTGTCGTCCATCACCAATCCGGTGATCGTCATGTGCGGCCGATACCGGACCAAGGCGCAGCAGGACGCCGGAACGGACGTCCCGTGGCAGCGCCTCTACAACAAAGACCCCAGCCCGATCACCGAGGTGACACTGACGACCGCCGCGTCCACCGACATCGAGGACGGGACGCTCAAGTACACCGAGTGCGATCCGCGGACGCACGCCTGGGACGTGGCGGGCTGCAACGAGTTTCTGCCCGCCAAGAAGACGGCCCTCGCGGGCACGGGCTCGACCTCCAACGCGATCGTGCAGCTCAAGCTGGTGTAGCGACATGGCCGACTGGATCCTCGATTACGTCAACGGCTCGAACTCCAACGGTGGTACGAGCCTGGTCGACGCCTGGAAGTCGCCGATGGCGGCCGGGTGGTCCTCCATCGCGTCGGGCGATCGGATCATCCTCAAGGGCGACGCGAACGACGTCGCGACGCACTTCCGCCCTGTCAGCATCAGCGAGCTCCTGACGTTCCAATTCCTGCTCGCGAACAAGACCAACGTCACCGTCATCCCCTACAACGACCTGGGGTACTGCATCCGCGGGGACGTGGTGCTGGCTTCGGGCTCGTGGTCCAACGTCTCGGGCACGATCTACAAGCAGAACATCGGCACGAACCTCACCGCATCCGGCACAGGATCGGAGTCAAAGCAGCTCGGCGTGACGTGGGAATACGACGCCTCGACGGTGACGCTGATTCCCGGCTACGCGCCAGCGCACTACGGGATCCTCGCTGCGGGAGCGAGCTCGACGGTCTCCGTCGGTGAGTCGTTCTACGACCGCGCGACGGGCGACCTATTCATCAACGTCGGCTCGAACCCCGCCCTCGGCGTGGTCACGGTCTGCCGCGGCAAGAGCGACTCGCTCATCAAGTGGACCACCGCCAACGGCATCAAGTGGTTCGGCGGCGTGGGCCGTCTCTGCTCGCTCTTCAACACGAGCGTCGGGTACATCCTTGAGCGATCCGGCTCCTCCGACTGCGTGATCGACGGGTTCCGTGCCTTCGACGGTGGGTATCACAACATCGGCGGCATCGGCTCGGGCAACCAGCGGAACGTGATTAAGAACTGCTATGCAGAGGGCGGCGGCGACACCGGCACGCTCTTTGTCGAGTACGCCCAGAGCGGCACGCATCGCGGGACGCGCGTGATCGACTGCACCGCCCTCGTGCGGACGCACCTCGGGATCGACGGCGTTCCGCTCGGCGGCTCGGGCGCGAACCAAACCGGCTTCTATTTCCACTACGGCTCGGGCGAGGATGTGGTGCAAGACCTGGAGTTCCGACGCTGCGGCGCTCAGTGCTACTCGCCGTCGTCGGCGGGCGTGCGCGGCTACGGCGGCGTCGACGTGTCGACGGCGTTCGCGGGCTCGCGGTACGAGCGTGCTAACCGGCAGGTGCGGTACGTCGACTGCTGGAGCCGGAGCGACACGAGCTGGACGATCAACGCCCC